ATACTTTCGAATATAATGGTATGGAATATACTGTTGATTTATCTGAATTAAATCCACGTCCTTTTGACGAAGATTCAATTAATTTATCTAACACTGTTCCTTTTGAAATATAATTCTGGTTAGTAAGAATATCTTCTTCCTTAGCAGTCATATATTTCATTTCTATTTTACCTGAAGATAGAGGATTATCCTTAGGATATATTAATCCTTTAGAGGGTAGTTCGACAACTTCGGTTGGGAATTTAAATTTGTTTTCTGTAACTTGTTCTTCCATATAATAAAATAACTAATTTGTGGATATAAATATATAAAAAAGAAAAAGGTGTTCCAAGTGGAACACCATTTTTCGGGGTATGGAGGGTTGGGGTATTAAAAGTTTAGGATACAATAATCCATTGCAATGGTGATATCTAAATTAATTGCAGCATCAGCGCTCCAATCGTATTCACCAAATGTGGCAGTTTTACAATATGCTCCCTTGATTATCCATTGAGAAACCACGTCTCCTACAGGACCTAATATATCTAATTGTAGATCTTTTTTGTAGAAATCTGAGTATCCGTCACGACCAGTTACTGATTCGTGAGCTAGACGTGCCCATTCCATTACGGCTTGAGCTCCAGAGGGGGTTACGGGGTCATATAAACCTAATGTCATATCGTTCCAACGTACTTTACCTTTAATTTTACGGTATACGTTAATATGATCTAGGATGATTTCACCAGCATCGAATCCGGGAGCAGAGGCATTCTTTATTAAGTATGATGGAATACCATCTACATAAAGAATAAACCTATTTTGTACCTTTGGTTCAAAGGCGGTGAACATTATTTCATTGGGATCTTTTACTGCCATTTTGAGTTATGTTTATTATAAATATTGCCTTTTTAAAATTCTACACCAGTTGGTGTTACATTAAAGTCTAGGATTATAAATTCGGCTGTTCTAGTTGGTTGGATATAAATTTGTCCTACCATTTGGTTTCTATCAATTACATCTGATGTATTGTTAGTTTCATCCATTACTACTCTATAAGCGTATAGTCCTTGTCTTTGTTGTATTGATTCTAGATATGGGTTAACTTGGTTTAAGAATCTACCTCTTGTAGAAGCTGTATTTTGTTCAAATAACAATCCTTCACCAATTTGTCCAATTACACGTTTCAATTCGATCAATAATCTTCTAACATTTACTCTATCTAAGGATGTAGCTTTAGTTTGTAATGTTTTCTGTCCGAATATTGTTGGACCTTGTCCTGGGAATGAAGCGATTGGGTTAACTTTTCCTTGGTATAGTTTATCTCTATCAGCAGGTGTTAATTTTCTTTCTACTTGGATAGCACCTCCAACTCCACCTCTGTTAAATCCAGCAGGGGCAAACCATTCAGCTCCTAATCTATCATTTGTAGCATAAACTCCAGGAATTAATGTTGAAGCTGGGGCGAATTCTAATTTACCTGTTTCGGCAGATAATATTTGAACCCAAGGCCAATAAGTAGCACTGTAGCTTGAATCAACGGTTCCAGCGTTTGTAATTGCTTGGTTAAGAGTTGAACCATAATCTCTAGTATCGATTACAGCAATTGCATCTCCTCTTTCTGTTACTACATCAATTGCAGTAGTAGTAGCAACTGAACCATTTTGAATTGTTACACCAGGTAGTGTTAATATTTCAAAATCGTATTCGTCTTTATTTTCTAGTAATGAAATTGAAGCGGTATATTGAGCACCAGTTAATCCTTGGATACTATTGCTATCAATTTCGCTATACATTTTTAATTGCGTAGTTCCTGTTGAACCACCACCATATATTTTACCAGCAGCACCACCAAATGCTCCTTCTTCGCCTGGAGCTTCATATGAAGCACTTCCAATAGATGGGAGAGAAGATGTGTATTCTGGTTTGAAATTTCCGTCGTTATCGAGGTAGTTAAGTGTAGGATTAGTTACAGATTTAACTCTTACATATCGTGAGTTATTAATATATGATCCAGTTACTTGAATAAATCTGTTACCATCACTATCTGTATCAAAATTCTTAATTTGATTACCAATAACTTGTTCTATATAGTTGGCTGAGTTAGGGTCTAATGACAAGTTATTCCATGTTTCAAGAATAGTTTTAGATTTGGAATTATCATCTCCTCTTCTAATTAAGAGGCTAAATTGACCACTTCCTGAATCTACAGCAGCAATTTCAAATCTTAGGTTATCACCTGAACCACTTACTAAGGATCCACTAGTGGATACACTTCCAGAATTGTTCATGATCTCACCTTGAGAAATTGTTTCTAATTCGAAAGATGATGTAGTATAATCACCTGAACCAGTACCTATTGCAGGTACAGAAGCAGTTGCAGGGGAAAATGTTCCAGATACAATACGAGTAATAAGTGCTGTTTGACCTCCTTGTTGGAAGTAATTGTAAACAGCAACAGATGTTAAGTATTCATATCTAATACTTGCACTTTCGAAAGCACCACCAAATTTGCTTTTATAGTCACTATAAGAAGTAACAACAGTTGGGATATTAACGGGACCTTTTACAGTAGGACCAAGAATTGCAGCACCAGCTACAATAGGACCTTGTGTTATGAGAGTTTGGTCGTTCTCACGGGTTAATACTCCGGGGGATAATAAAGTTTCAGCCATTTTAATTTAGTTATTTTATCAATGATAAATATATAGGGAGGCTTCAAAAACATTAACTAGATTGTATAATTTCACCAGTTTTTAAATCAATTTGAGAATCACCATACTTTTCTTTTAAGGAATCACCTAGCTTTTTTTCTGATTGAATTAAAACAAGATGTTCGTTTTCTAGAATTTTTTTATTTTGTTCTAGATTTAATCTTTGTAATTCTAGTTGACCTAACTGGTAAGTTAAAAGATTAATTTTTTCTTGAAACTCTCCAATTTCTTTTAGTTCTTCTTCAGTTACTTTAGTTTGTTGTATTGCCATAACGGTTGTTTATTAATAAATATAAAGTTTTTTACAATAAAATGATTCAGCGTAATTTGTATTAACAAAATTTCCTTTGTAATTAGCTTCAGATATAAGTTTTTCTTCCCAATCTATAGGAAACCTAGACAATTGAGATTCATGACATTTAATAGATTCTATTTTACATTGTATAAAACCATCTACATTAGAATATATAGTTGGTTTAGATAATTCTTGGTAATTTATTCTTCTAAAAGGTACAGTATCAAAATGTAAGAAATTATTTATTAATCTACCCGAAGACATTGCTGATTTCATAGTATTATGATGATCTTGATGTGCGTCAAATTCACTATGGGTAATAATAGTATTAATATTATGTTGTTTTATAAGATTATCTATAAAACTAACACTCTCTTTATCATGGGGTATTTTTCCATCTATAAAATGTCCAATATGGTATTTATCTATACCTAAAACTTTAAATGCGTTTTCTTGTTCTTTTCTTCTAATATCATTTTCACAAGTCATAACGACAGCAACAATATTAATGCCATCTTTAACCCATTTACATAAACTAGCTCCACACCCTACTTCAATATCATCTGGGTGTGCTCCTATTACTAGTATACTAGAGTGTTTTCCAATGCTCATAGTCGTCTTGAAAATGTTTATTTACTATGTCTTTTATATCTTGGGGGTTTTCACTTAGTGCTTTATTGGTATAAGGTCTATAATTAGATTTACAATAAGGAATATTCCAATCATTTAATCTAGTAGAAATAAATTCAAATACTTCATTAAATCTTTCAAATTTAAAAAGTTTATCCATTTTATAGGTTCCACTTTTATCATTAAAATGTATTAATTGAGGATCTGTTTTTTCTTTAAATTCTTCACTTAAAATAAAGTCCGTATAATTTTTATTTTTAAAAGCTTGGGGCCATTCGTGAAAATTAGAAAAACAATAATTAGCAGGTTCTCTCATTATAGAAAACTTGTAATATTCATCTATATTTAAAAATTCTTCGTATTCATATAAATGGCAATGGGGTCCTAATTCATATAGAGGCTCACCATTTTCTACCTTAGGAGCTCGGGGATCATATAAAAAGTTTTGTTTTACAAAATTTTGATAAATATAATCCTCACTTATTTCATCTTTTAGTTCTGGGAATACTCCTCTAGTGTAATAGTAAACTACTGAAGATCCTCCAGTTTTTGCTATATGGACAAATAATAATTTTCTCTCTGTATCGTACATTTTTAATAATGCTTATGACCAATTAAAGGTTCAGGAATTACTCTTTCTAAATGACCAATAAGAGAATGTCCCGGTTGTATTTGGATTAAATCTTGATGGTCGTTCATAAACAAAGTAAAAAGGATTTGACATTCAGGATGTTGAAATTTTTCTTGTTCTTCATTTAATTTATCTACTAAAAATCTAAATTTAGGATGTTTTGTATTCCATAAAACATAACTCATATTAGCCATAGGCTTATCTTCTTGCATACAGTATTCCCAACTTCTATTTTCGATATAGTAATCAATGTTTTTTCTCATTTCATCCATTACTTTAACATAACGAGTATAAGCTGTAGCACAGAAAAATTCTGTAAACACATTAGATCCCTGTTCTCCTACTGCACAAACATGTTTTTCGTCATCTATAAAATCAACTAAACTTTCAATTTGTTTTTTAGTAAAAATAAACTTATGATCTGCATATAAAATATAATCATATTCTTCCCATAAGGGTTTTTCACTATCTAAATCAAATTTACAAAATTTAACATCTTTAGATTGGATAGAAGCTTTAACTAGATTAGTAGTATGTTCTAAATGATCTAAATATCTTACTTCCCACCCATTAGATTCAGCATTCTTTTTAAATGCTTTACTTTTTCTAGTAGTATAGACATAAGATTGTCCTCTTAAATCCTCTTCTATAGGATTAGTTTTAGTAAAATTACCGGTTATACCTGTAATATAGGCTGTTTTTTCTATTTTTCCCATCCTTCTTGTTTATTTGTATTCCAAAATGCACTTTGTGCATACCACTCAGCAAATAATTTAGGGTATTTAAAATCTGAGTTTTTGCATTTTAAATAATTTTCATAAGAGTACAAATGTTCTTTATCATTTTTATGAATATAAACTCCATCACATGAATAATGGCAAATGTACATATCATCTTTCCATTCGTTAATATTTTGAATATAACATTTATTATACTCAATCATTTTTACCATGTTCTTCTCACAAGCAGCTTGTAAAGCATACATTGAAGACCACCATTTTAACCCGTCTGTTATTGGTTGTTCAATTATATCTAAATTAACTGCTAACCACTCAGTCATTATTTTTTTAAGGGTTCTTACATTACAAATAATAGGTACAAATCCTCCATTATAATCTCCTCCTGTTTTATGGAGGTATCTTTCTATAATAAACTTATTAATTGTTTTAGAATGTAAATGCCATTTTTCATAATCAGTTGCAACATATACTTCATCATCTTTAACATCTAAAGGAGGACGTTTTTCCATATGGAACATATCACAATCTAATATTTCAACTACATCATCATCATTAAATTTATCTATAATTTGTTGTAAACCAATTTGAATGTTAGTTTGCATTAAATTCTTTTGAAACCATTCAGGGTTGTAATCAAAGTAGGCTTTACACATAGAATGGGGTAGATCTTTAAAATGAGGATCAACATTACTCCAGGGAGTTATATCAGCAGCAGGCATATCCGTATAGTGGTTCCTACTAAGGACAATAGCATGGCACATATTTTGAGCATCATCTCCATATAATCTTTTATGGTGATACCAAAATAAATCTAATTGGAAACGAAAATGATCATTAAATACTGCTACAGGAATTGAAATTACCTTTTGGGTTGAGGTTGGTGATACTGTAGTTTCTGTAGAAGAAGAATCACTAATATGGGGAGATAAAGTTCCTACATAAGGAGTTATAGGTTCTCCTTGTTTAGCTAAAACTTCTTCCCTAGTATATAGTTTTATATTATAAGTTTCTTCAAATTCTTTAACTGTTCTTACAGTTCCTAATCCATACTGGTCTAGTCTAAAGACATCATTATCATTTAAATCTTCTCTACCTAATATACCTAATTTATAATGGTATCTTTTTACAGGGTTAAGTCCTCTACCTCCATCATTCCCATTAGGGCACATTCTTGTAGTACGTTCATAAATGTGATAAATAGCTCCATCAAATTTAGGAGCATACATATTCCATCCGTGAGTAAAAGCTCTAATAGTTTGATCAGTTTCTTGTAACTGATAATTTAGATAAGGGTCAATGGGTACTTCATCCATTAATTCTATAGGGGAAAACATAAGTCCTCCTGCTATACTAGAATTTTTAAATGCTTCTATATTATGTCCATCTTCAACTAGTTTAGCTCCCCAATGTACACTACCATCAGGGTTTAATTCGTGAGCATAATTAACTTGAAATCCTTTAGATTTTTCTTCTCGAGATAAAAAATACTGTGGAGCATAAACACTAATTAATGATTTAGGAGGTAATTCCTGTAAGTTTTGTATACAAAGATCATCCCATCCTTCATCAAATCGAGTATGTGAATCCACCATTAACCAATACTTAAATCCAGGATCTAAAGAGGGTACAATATTACTATGTGCCCATACTACACCTTTGGATTTATTATAAAGACAATCAATAACTAAAACATTGTCTAAATATCTAATCGCTGATATATCATGGTCAGGAGTAGATTGTCTAAATACTACTACGAATATGTTTTCTGGGTGAGATGCTTTTTGAAGTAAATCTCGTACTGTAGGAACTATATCTAAATCACCGTAGGAAACAATCGAAGCAAAAATCTTATTGCTCGTTTCCGACATACTCCCAATTTTTTAGTTTATAGTGTACGTAAAAATTTCTAAAATATTTTCCTTTAAATGGTATTTCCCTACCATGTTTGCAAATAGCGGATTCATATAGAATCATTTCACCAGGTTTTGCATAAACATCATGCCAAGTTCCATCGTGGGCTTGGATTTGAAGTGGCCAATCCTGTTTTTTCTTACCCTTCTTTTTACCTTTTTTACATGTTTTACACTTAATATCTTTATCAACAATAATAATAGAAGATACATGATGTGTAGCTATTCTATCTACATGATTTGCAAGAACAGCTCCTTTATTGTAAGAACGAATACCATAAACCGCACTAGGTTCTATTTCTTCTTTATTTTTTATAAAATCTTCATGGATTGGTTTTAAGGCATCATGAATTATTGTTCTTATAGTTGGAGTTTGACTAAGGTCTAATAAATCACTAGAACTTTGTTCTGCATCTGATACTTTTCTAATAATATGTTCTTTACCTTCAAAAACTTCTTCTTGTAATGTTGGTTTTAATAAAAAATAAGCTTCCTGAATTAGTTTAAATACATGCTCTGGGGTTTTTACAACTGTAAATCCAGTTTTTGTAAGTCTAGGCAATTCATTTTCATGAGTAAATTGAGTAATTCCTGTAGATTTTTTAGCTGTTGGTTTTTTAGCTGTTGGTTTTTTAGTTGTTGGTTTTCTTTTTTTAGTAGTTTTACCTTCTTTTTTATCTATATATAATTGAGAATCTTTTCTACCATCAAAGTCATTTTCTCTAAACCAAGCAGTAATTATATATTTTTTTCCTTTTTTTACTTCAGCTCCTTCATGCATTACTTCGTCTACAACTCTTCCATGCTGCATATTAAGCCAATGTAAAGCCGTTCCTTTTTTAGCTTTAAATTCTTTATTTAATTTAGGAAATTTAGTTTTACCACCTTTTTTAGGTTCATTTAGGTAGATCATAAAAGTATGAGTTCTTTGACCTGAATGGAGACAATTTTGATCATAACTTTCTCCTTCAGAAAACCAGTCATAATGTTCTTTAAAGTATTCTCCTGGTTCGTATAATTGACCTTGAAGGTGTTCACCTTTTTTAATGTCTACTCCTAAATAGTCTGCAATTCTTTGGTGAATTTCATGTACTAAAGGATTACTAGGATCTAGATGTGAAGTACTAGAATTCCTGTATTCAGAGGCAAACACAGGATTTTCGTTATCATTGTTTACAACTGTAGATTTTTGATTATTTTTTTTAATCAATTTTATAAGGCTTTTACACTCTTCCTTACTAACAAAATCTTTTACTTTTTTAACCATAAAACTGTTTTTTAATAATATAACATAAATTTTTTAATAAACCAAACTTTTTTTTATTTTTTAATATTTTAGAAACATAATCCTTCAAAACTCCAGTTATTTCCATTCCAATAACCATAAATTCCATATAAATCAGCATACCATCTTGAAGGAGCAGGATTATTGCAAGTACTATTGCTATAAATAGGAACACCATTAGCTACAGGGCCACTATCTCCCTCGGGGTTATATACAGTATATCTTGAATTAGAGTTACATGCAGCAGTACCTGAGTTGCCATAAAATACAGAAGCCGGTGTACAAGTTGGTGCTGCTGGTGTTGGTGTAGGTGTAGGTGTAGGGTTGGGTGTTGGTGTTGGTGCAGGAACAGCAGGAGTGGGTGTTGGTGCAGGAGTTGCGGGTGTAGGTGTTGGGTTAGGTGTTGGTGCAGGAACAGCAGGAGTGGGTGTTGGTGCAGGAGTTGCGGGTGTAGGTGTTGGCGTAGGTATTGCAGGTGTAGGAGTAGGTGCAGGTGTTGCAGGTGTAGGTGTTGGTGTTGGGTTAGGTGTTGGTGTAGGTGTTGGTGCAGGAGTTGCAGGTGTAGGAGTAGGTGATGGTGTTGGGTTAGGTGTTGGAGTAGGAGATGGACTAGGTGTTGGACTAGGAGTTGGACTAGGTGTTGGTACTTGAATTAACTGTAAGCCAAATGCTGCTGAAGCCATGTTCTATTTTATATTTTAAAACTAATTATTTATATAGGTTGTGCAATACTATACCAGAATTCTTCATTTCCAGAATCAGCATTTGTACAAACTACTTGTATTAAATTTTTAACAGCAGCTGTATCATCATATACTCCTGTAATTCTTTGAGAAGAACCAGGAACAGTTAACGTGTAACCACCACCGCCACCAGTTAATACTATATTTTTAATCATCCCATTATCATAATTTGACCATTCTAAATGGGTATTTGATGCTAATGTTAATGTGAATATTTGTGTTGCCGAAAAATCAACAGATGCTGTATTTGATGCTACAGATAATGATCCAGTTGTTTTAAATTCTGGTCCTACTTTAGCATAATTAACTATGTCATTTTCTATATTTGAAGCTGTAGTAGCACTATCTGCTTGAGAAGCTGTAGTAGCACTGTCAGCAAAACTAGCAGTAGCTAATTGTGAAATTTCATCAGCAATTGAAGCACTAGTAGCTCTATCAGCAAATGATGCTGTTGCATCAGAAGATAAAGTTGTAGCTATGGCTGCAACAGAAGCTGAATCAGATGTTCTTGAAATACTAGCTGTATCAGCATATGAAGCAGTAGCATCTGTACTTAATGTTGTAGCTCTAGCTGCAACTGATGCTGAATCTGCTGTACCTATTATATCTCCTAGTATAGACCCTGTTAATGATCCTGAAAATGATCCGGTTATAGATGCCTCTGCATCTGATCCTGTTGTAATTAAGTTACCGAATATTGTAGGGTTATCTATTCTCATTTGAACTATTTAGTTTTATTCTATAATAAATATTAAAAACTAATTAAAATACATACTCTTTAAAACGAGCTGGTTACCCAAGATAATGAACTTTCCTCCCAATTCCACGAACCTGTCCAAGAACCTGTAACATCTCCTGTTGGATATGGTTCTGGGGATTCCCATGTAAATGAACCTGTATTTAATGTCCAAGAATTAAAAGGTTTTGGTGGATAAAATGCATCTAAAGTAGAATCATATGTGTATCCAATACCGGCATAGTTTCCTCTTAATGCCTTAGATTGATCTGATGAAGTAACATTAGAATTTGGTTCATAATGAACCCCACCTCTTGTATTATAAGATGTTTGTATCCACTTACCAGGTGAATCATCTATAAAATTGTCAAAAAACGAAGCTTCTGCTACGATTACTTTAACTACTTTTCCTTGTCTTACTTTTGCGTAATGTCCCATGTTTATAAATATCTATGTTTTTATTTATGGATTAGAAACTGTAAATGTTCCTGATGATGTAAATGTATGTACTTTAAAATTATCTGAACTACGTGTTGTAATAGTACCACCTGTTGCTGATATTTTAGTTGGATCATAAGCAAAGATCACTACACCAGAACCTCCGTTTCCTCCACCGCCATCGTTATTCCAGTTGTTACGACCTCCACCACCTCCTCCTGTGTTGGCTGTACCGTTAGGTGGAGTAGATGATTGTGCACCACCATTAGCCCCGCCTCCTTGTCCACCAGAACTAGCTGGGGAAGTATAGTAACCACCTGCTCCACCGCCTCCGGCATAGTAGGTAGATGTACCAGTAATTGATGACTGTTTTCCGTCTCCACCATCTCCTCCGTGGGTGTTATTATAACCTCCCCCTGGTCCATCTTGACCAGCAGCTCCTGCTCCGCCTCCTCCTCCTGAAGAGTTGTATCCTAGTGTGTTGTAAGTAGATATACCGCCATCGTTACCTTGACCAGTTGTACCTGAACCCGCGGATTCAATACTATTGGCACCAGCATTAGCACACCCACCTCCTCCTGATCCTCCATCACCGGGTTCTCCTGCAGAAGTTTTACCATAGGAACCTGCAGCTCCGTCAAATTCTTGTCCTCCTCCACCTCCTCCTGTGGAAGTTACTGTGGTAAAACTTGTACCTGCTGTTGACTCTATAGACGAATTAGTACCTTCTCCAGCCCCGTAAGTAGAGCCTGCTCCTGCGGCTCCTACAGTTACCGTGATAGTAGTACCTGCTTCAATAGAAGAGAGTGAAGCGCTCAATAAACCTCCGGCTCCGCCGCCTCCACCTCCATTACCGTTTACACCGGCTGTTCCTCCACCAGCTCCTCCACCTGCTACAACTAAATATTCTATATCTGCAATTGAAGGGGGTGTTGATTGTGAAGCAATCTCTTGCCATTCAGTTCCATTATATATTCTAGCTTTATTATTATCAGATTGATCGATAATAATACTTCCTGTTAAAGGATTAGATATTGAAGCAGTATTTGCAGCTAATGGTAAGGCAAATGATCCACTTATTTGTAAAGAACCGCTAAGTTGTATATCTTCGTGTATCATATTCTAAACTGGATCTGAAACTGTAAATGTTCCTGAAGATGTAAAAGTATGTACTTTGAATCCATCTCCTCTTGTTGTTATTGTTCCTCCGGTGGCTGATATTTTAGTGGGATCGTATGCTAAGATTGCTACTCCAGAGCCTCCTGCTCCTCCTTGTCCACCGGTAGAAGAAGAACTTCCAGGCCATCCTCCACCTCCTCCACCACCACCGGTATTAGTTGTTCCTGAACCTGCTGTATTTCCACCATTTGATCCTGCTCCTCCTCCACCGGTTCCTCCTGATCCTCCTGCTGCTGTATATGTTCCACCACCGCCACCTCCGGCATAGTTTACTGCAGTACCTGTTATTTTAGATGCCGTACCTGCTCCTCCATTACCTGAAGCAGCTCCAGTAGCCCCTGCTTCTGATTTACCACCACCGCCTCCACCACGGTAAGTACTATCACCGGACGGTGTTGCTACTCCTCCGTCATTACCTTGACCTGTAGTTCCTGATCCTCCTGCACCGCTATAAGATGCTCCACCACCTCCAGATCCACCATCATTACCTGTATTATCACCATAGTATCTTCCACCTGAACCACCTCCTACTGCTGTAACTGTGGTAAAAGATGTACCTGCTGCTGAAGCTAATGAAGAATCTCCTCCATCAGTTCCTCTTTGAGCTGAAGATCTACCAGCATAAGTAGATGGAGTACCTCCATTACCTCCTGCTCCAACAGTAACAGTAAATTTACTACCTGATTCTATATCTGCTAAAGAAGAACTTAACATTCCTCCTGCACCACCACCTCCGGTACCGTTACCATTACCAATACCAGAAGACCCGCCACCGCCCCCAGCTACGACTAAATATTCTATATCTGCAAATATTAAATCTCCACCTCCTGTTTGGTCAGCTAAAACTTGCCAACCCCCTGCAGTACCATTATATACTTTTACGGATTGAGATACAGTATTAAAATATAAATCACCTATAATAGGGTTTGAAATATTACTATCTTCAGCATGTAAAGGTAAAACCATTGATCCTGAGATATCTAATGAGCCACTAAGTTGTATATCTTCAAATTTCATATTTTATACAGGATCTGAGATTGAGCATGTGCCAGAAGTGGTAAAAGTATGGACTTTAAATCCATCTCCTCTTGTTGTTATGGTTCCTCCGGTAGCTGATATTTTAGTTGGATCGTATGCTAATATAACTATTCCTGATCCTCCAGCTGCACCTGTTGTTGTATTACTCCAACATCCACCACCTCCACCCCCACCAGTGTTAGCCGTACCTGCAGTTGCTTGAACAGCAGTACCTAAATAATCGGCTGCTCCTCTACCACCACCTCCTTGGCCCCCAAAGGACACATAATATTGAACATTAGCATTCATTGAACCTCCACCCCCACCAGCATAATATGTTGAAGTGCCAGTAATAGAACTCTGTTCTCCATCTCCACCTTTACTAGCTAAATTAATGTTATTATTTCTATCATATCCAACTTCAGTTTTTCCTCCCCCACCTGAACCTCCAGCATAGGTACCTGTTGTAATATTAGAACCACCATCATTTCCTTGTCCTGTAGTACCAGATCCTCCATCTCTTCCAGTACTCCAGTCATTAGATCCTCCTCCAGAACCTCCATTTCCTGGTGCTGAAGTAGATCCTCCTTCTCCTCCTCCACCTCCAATAGTAGTAATTGTAGAAAATGAGGTACCTGCAGAAGAAGCTATTGATGAATTAACACCATTTCCTCCACTAGCAGCTCCATTATAGTTGTTAGGTCCACCACTTCCACCTCCACCTATTGTAAGTAAAATTATTGAACCAGATTCGATATCTGATAAGGATCCTGTTAACATTCCACCAGCTCCTCCTCCGCCTCCATAATATCTTCCACCACCTCCACCACCACCTGCTACAGCTAAGTATTCAATACTAGCAGATGGTATAGGAGGAATTGGAATACTAGCTGTATTTTCTCCTATAATTAACCACTTATTTCCATCATATACTTTTAAAAAATTATCAGTAGTATCATTAAATATACTACCGGTTTCTTCAAGTGCAGATCCAGTACCAGCATGTAGTGGGGCGTTAAATGAACCACTTGCTTGGAATGAGCCGGTAAGTTGGATATCTTCGTGTATCACGTTAAATATTTTTTATTCCCAAGGTAAACTAGAACCCGAAATTAAAGGTTGTGTTTCGTTTACTATAGCATCTCTAATTTGTGGATCAAATAAATCATCTGGATGTTCAGTTGTAATCCAATTTATCACATCAGATTCAGTAAGATTATCGAAATCTATAAAGCTACCTGAAGCAGGAGCTCCAAACCATAATTCTAAATCTCCTACTGAACCAGTAGGTCCACCATCTTGTGATCCTGTAATGCTAAAAAATACTCTGGTTACTACATCAGATAATCCGTCTAATGATCCAGTTTTTCTTAATCCTGTAATGTTGTATGTTTTTGTATAAGACATTTTTTATGTGTTTAAAGCAATTACTTCTAAATATGGAACACGTGGATCACTACTTCCGGCACTATTCCAATAATCTATATCATTATATTTTGTATTATAAGATGAACTATATTCTCTTCCAGTAACTCTTATTGTTCGAGGTATACTCCATGAAGATACTTTAGCATTTGCTATATCATTTGTATCTCCTATAACTATTATAGCATTTATAATATTTTCAATTATAGGTCTTGTGTAGGTAGAATAACCGTATTCAAATCTTGAATATCTTGAAATAGTAATATCGGAAAAAGATTCACTACCTGCTCCATCTCCTAATTGTACTTTCAAATGATATAAAATATTATAATTATTATCATAAACAGTATTAAAATTCCAAGAATAAATTACGGTTTTTGTACCTGCAGGTGGTAAATATGTAATACTACTTCCATTTAAAGCAGCATGAGAAGTTGTCATACTACTAGCTCCAGTAACGTTTTGTAAGGTGTATGTTGTAGAATTGTTAGCAGCTGTTATGGTTCTACCATCACAAAACCCAGCTATATGTTCAAGTACATTACTAGAAGTTCCCGAAGCAGCTGTTGTTGCGGCGCTTGCTCCAGGTACCAGTCTTGACATTCGTTTTCTTGCCATAATTTATGTTGATAAAGCGGTTATTTCTAGCCAAGGATGCTTTTCTTGGCCTGCTGTTTGGTAAATACCGGATGATGTTCCATTCCACCAAACAAGTTCGTGTAATTCAACTCTATGTTGGCCACTATCATATGAATCAAATTGTACTCTAATAGTTTTAGCACTATCCCAAGAAGCAAGTTGACCATCTGCTTTGTTATCTGTCCCTGTTACTCTAATTACTCCTACTATTCTATCTTGTTGTAAAGGTCGAGCATAGGTAGAATATCTATAATGATAAGTAGACCATCTAGAATTAGTCATTAAAGTTCCATCAATTTGTACACCAAAATGGGGCAAACAAATATAAGAAGAACTTACATACATCCAAGAAAACCATAATTTATAAATTACAGTTTTGGTTCCTGCTGGGGGGAGATAATTTATACTAGATCCATTCATTATTTGAACTGTAGTTGAGCTAGTCTGGTATGTAGCATCTCCTAATGTATAGGGTCCATTTACACCTGGTACTGTTCTACCATCACAAACCCCAGAAATCATTTCTAAAACATGACCAGAAGATTCTCCTCTAAAGGTTTGTGCACTGGCACCTGGGATGAATGTGGATAATTTTCTTCTTGCCATATTTAATTTTTATAAGCAATTATAAAAAGTTGAGGGTATTGAACACCAGTATCTCCAGTTCCATCCCAATAATGCATATAGTTAACTTGACTTTCATAAGATGAACTATGTTCTCTTCCAGTACATCTTATTGTTTTAGAAGAACTCCATCCATTAACTTTTGCATTAGCTACATCATTAGTATCCCCTATTTGAATATGTGCTTCTAAACATTTAAATTGAAATGGTCTGTTATATGAAGAATATCCTCTATCTCTAGATGTCCATCTAGCAACGTTTATTTGAGTACCATCAAGTTGAACTGCAAAATTAGATATCATATCATAATCAATATAGGTATTATTGAAAAAAAATCTATACAAAACAGAAGTAGCCCCTGAAGGGGGTGTATATGCTATAGAGCTTCCGGGTAAAACTTGATGAGAAGATGTAAGGGCTAAAACCGATGCTGTTCCTAAAGTGTAAGTAGTTCCTGTAGAACTAGTAACTGTTCTACCATCACAATGTCCTGCTATATAATCAACAATGCCGGCTGCACTGCTAGCTCCTCCACCACTAACTGTAGATTCGGCACTAGCCCCCCTAGTAAAACGAGATATTCTTCTTCTAGCCATGTTAGTTTCCTATTATTACCCATCCTTGTGTTGCATCTGCATAAATAAATTCAATACCTTGATCTTCAACATCTAATTCTAGTTCAGTTGAAGATGACATAATTTGTGACCCATTTCCAAATAACAGTGAGGAAGTAAAATTAGATCCACTAGGAACACGTTGTGATATTTTAAACCAATCTCCGGGTTGAGGAGTTGGGGGTGCTGACATAGATAAACTAGATGATATTATATGCAAAGAATAAAAAGATCCTGTAAAATCAGATGTAGCAAGTACAACAGATTGTCTTTGTGCACTTGGTGAAAGACCTTCTGCTACAGAAGCTGTTGCTATAACACTACCTGTTACAATATGACCTCCTTTAGATATTATTACTTTTCCTGTTCTTGAGGATGCAAAATCTAATCCTACAGCATTATCTGTTATTGCTCTTATATTTGAAGGAACAATTACATTATCATTATTGTCATAAACTTGAACAACTACTTCTTTTGTACCAAAATTATGGGAAGCAGTATAACTAGTTTGACTAGTAAACGAATCAGCAGCTATACTTTCAGAAACTACGCTTGCTACTATACCCGTTAAACTACTACCATCTCCTTGAAATGAACCACTAAATGATCCTGAATTGCCTCCACCACCATTTAAAGCATGGGATGCTGTTAAAGCAAATGAAGCGGTTGCTAATTGAGATAATTCATCTGCTATTGAGGCACTTGTTGCTCTATCTGCATTTAAAACATAGGATGCTGTTATAGCATAAGATGATGACAATGATAAAGAAGAGGTTTCTGAAAATGAGGATGAAATTGCTAATTCTATGCTTTCTTCTCTTGAATCATCTTTATTAATTGCACTTAATCTACCATTATTTATTTTAAGTCGAGTAGCATTCTCTCCATTTCCTATGATAACTTCATCAGCTCTAATACTTTTAAAATTACCATTACTATCTTTAACTTCTAAGTTTCCATCTGTGTTTTTAGATAAGGCTACATCATCTAAATAAATTGTAGATCCACTTAAATATAAATCTCTAAACTTTTTATCTGGTGACCCTAAATCGTATGCTTCATTAGAAGTAGGTAAAATATGATCTGAGACAAGTATACTACCTGTAAAAGAACCACTAAATGAACCTGTAGGTGAAGCAACACCTGTTAAATTCGAACCATCACCTTGGAATGATCCACTAAAGGATCCTGAACCTGCTCTTGCTAAAGTAGCAACATCCGCAATAGAAGCAGAAGCTATAGATCCTGATACAAAATGTCCACCTTTAGTTATTACAATTCTACCTGAAGTAGATTCTGCAAAATCTACTCCTACTGAACTGCTATTAAGAGTTTTTATGGTTTGTGGAATTAATAATTCATCATTAACACCATAAATTATAACATTAACATCTTTGCTTTCAAAAGCATGTGATGCTGTGTAACTTGTTTGGTCAACAAATGAAGCTGTTACTGTAGTTTGTTCTGATACAGTAGTAGTAATAGATCCACTAACTATATGTCCTCCTTTTGCTAAAACATATTTACCTGAAGTTGAAGTAGCAAAATCAAACCCTACATTGCTATTATCTAATATTCTTATATTTTCAGGTATAAGAACTTCATTATCAGTGTTAAATACAGTAATAATTAAATTAGTAGAATCTAATTCGTGTGATGCTGTAAGGCTAGTTTGACTTGTAAAAGTAGCATTAACTAAAGTAGATGCATCAACCGTTATACCTGTTAATTCTGAACCATCTCCTTGAAATGAACCACTAAAGGATCCTGAGTTGCCAGCTCCACCAAGTAAATATGAAGCAGTTATGGCAAATGAAGCGCTTGTAGCGTAGTTAGATATTGAAGCAGTGCCTGCTGTGTGTGAGGCTGTTACCGCTGTTAACGCGTGGGAAGCTGTAGCATCTGCACTTAAAGTAGTAGCACGAGATGCTACTGAGGCACTATCGGCTGTTCTAGCGTCTGAAGCTAAGTCGGCGAATGATGCTGTTGCATCAGCTGATAATTCAGTTGCTCTTGCAGCAACAGAAGCACTATCGGATGTTCTTGCATTACTTGCTAAATCAGCAAATGAGGCAGTAGCGTCTGTACTTAATTCAGTAGCACGGGCCGCAACTGAAGCGCTATCTGCATTTCTTGAAGTCCCAGCTACTAAAGCAAAACTTGCTGTAGCATCAGTACTTAAAGTAGTAGCACGAGCTGCTACTGAAGATGAATCGGCTGAATCAGCTGTTATTCCTGTTAATCCTGAACCATTACCTTCAAATGAACCACTAATTGTTCCGTTTGATTGCAATAAACTTCCTGAAAGTGTATAACTTCCTGATTGTTTTAATGAACCAGTAATTTGTTGTATATCATTCTGATCATTACCAAAAATATTTGATCCTGAAGTGATGATTGTAGAAGAGGATTCGTAAATTTGTAATACAAATGTACCTGTAGTTGCACTAATAGCATCTAAACCACTAAGCGTACCAATTGTTGTACCTAAAGTAACTTCTGTGGTACCTAATGTTATACTATCGTTAACTAATTTAGCATTTGTTACAGCACCATCTTTAATATCGTCTGCAATTGAAGCACTTGTTGCTCTATCGGCAAATGAGGCAGTTGCATCTGCACTTAATTCTGTAGCTCTTGCAGCAACAGAAGCACTATCTGCTGTTCTGGCATCTCCAGCTAAGTCTGCAAAAGATGCTGTAGTAGCTCTATCGGCTATAGATGCTGTAGCATCAGCACTTAAAGTAGTAGCTCTTGCAGCAACTGAGGAAGAATCAGCATTACGTGAATTTCCTGCAAGGTCGGCAAATGATGATGTTGTAGCTCTATCTGCTATTGATGCTGTTGCGTCAGCACTTAATGTTGTTGCACGAGCAGCTACTGAAGCAGAATCTGCATTTAATGAAAATGATGAGGTATCTGGTACGTTAAGAGCATGTGAAGCTGTTACAGCTGTTAAAGCATGAGATGCTGTTGATACGGTTCCAAAAGAAAGAACACCACTACCATTTGTAATAAGTGTTTGACCTAATGTTCCGTCTGACGTTGGAAACTTATATGCATCGTTAAAAGTAATCGCACCACCATCATTACCATCAATCTTAAATTGTGCAGCAGCAGCATCGATTGTATTACCATCTTCACTAACTGCCAAAGTAAGTTGGAATCTATCTGCATTTGAGCTATTTGCATCTACTGCAAATTGACCTACTGTGGTATATGTTGAACCATTATAC